GATGCGTTCTCTATAGGATCATTTTAAAGTTTCATCGGTGTATAAATGCCAACTTAAGAACATACAAACAATACATACAAACAATGAAGAATGATCTGAGTATGCTTTTCAAAGGGACATATGATCCCGAGTCTCCTCTTCAAAAACTCCAGGGGCAAAGAGATGTATTGCAGTTGATAGTATCTGATATTGACAAGTGGTATGACGAACACATTCAAGCTACCGACAAGGCATTCGCAGAACTTTATGCTCGTATTAATAGATACAACGTCGGCTATAATCATGGTGAGTTGGAGTTTCCGCCTCCACAAGATATCAACATCAATATGATGCCAATTAAATTGTGGGATCTTGATAACACTCTTCCACCGGAGCTGCAAGCTTACAAAGGTATCATTCAAAGTTGTTGGTATACTCATTTCAAAGTTGATGGAAATGGCAATTGCGTGCAAAATAAAGATGATGTTGCATATCTTACCATTCATGAGAGTTACGTGGAGCCTGGACAAACACAGAGACGCCCCGGGTTACATATAGAGCGTCCTGGAATAGTGGGAAGCCAAGATACACGACTTGTCAAAAGACCAACGAATGAAAGGATGCAAGCAATATGTCATTATAGTGCCAATCCACAAACTCCAACTCCCGACGAACGTGCATACATGAACTTGGCATGGGGTCTGGGGTCATGGTGTGAAGGATTGCCTGTCGATGGAATTTACATGGCATCAACAGTCAATGACTCATGTGCTCTCTATCCCGCTCTTATCGACAACCCTTGGGAGGTCACAGATGCGCATGGCAGTTGCGAGTCCTTGCGCGATAGGCTTCCTTCACCGACCCTCACGAAGGCTAACAAGCTTTATTGGATGACAGATAGAACGCCACACGAATCACTTCCGACCTCAACAGGCGGCTATAGACAATTCTTTAGATTAGTCGTCGGTCGCATTTCAACTTGGTACGCCAAACACAATACAGCAAATCCACTGTGTGATCCCGAAGCGCCAATTTCCCATGAAGATAAGTTCAAGAAGTAGATACAAAATTTATTGTTTGCCAAAAATAAGTTCAAGGGTTCTAAAAGTAATTGTGTCGTTTTTTGGTGGTTCTTAATGTTTCCACTTGTGGCCGCACGAGATACAACGGAAGAATGCGGTCATCGGCTCATCCGCCGAACGAATTTGTTTCTCATAGTATGAGATCTTGTTCTTTTTACACTTCCCACAAATTACTTTGTCGGTCATGGATACTTCGGTGATTTCGTACGCCAGCTTGTTGCGCATCAATTCTTGTTCGATGATATCGCGCCACTTGGCAGGATAAAGAACATCAGGTGACATGAATGCGATTTCATGCGGTTTGAAGACATTCTCTTTCATTCGCTCCATAAGCTGCGGGTTTTGGATGTAGCTGTCGGATTTCAGATTTGCGTAAATACTACGGGCTTTCGCGATGTACACTTCACGGAACAGTTCAAACGCCCACGAACATATGATGTTTTTATCGGTGGCATAGTCAATCGCCGCATTATAAATACCAATCTCGAGGTCTTGCGCTTGTAGCGGCGACAAACCAATGCCTTCCAACAACACGCGTGTTTGAGTTCGGTACTCGTTGGAGCTGGCCATTTTCAAGGTGCAAACAAAGTGGTACAGATGTATCAATTTTTATGATATCTACTTAAGCACTTTTCTGTATAAAAAATGAAAGCAGCTTGTGACTAACTTTGTGCATCAAGACAAAATGGAATTCGAAACACTTTTGAGTGAAAATACCAACGTAGTTGAGATTTACATCTGTCCAACTACCGTGGTGTTTGATGGGAAATTCACCGTTCAAGTTGGATGGCACGAACCTATTGTATTGGGTACGGGTATCGGATCTCCGACTGTTCAAGAAATAAAAGAGTACTATCATCGTGACCTCGTATATACTTACGATATTGCCAATGACGGGCAGCGGGCATTCCGCCGACTAGTACAAAATGAACGCGCCAGCGGAAACATGTGTTTCATGGAAGAAACGATCCCATCTCATCGCTTTCCGTGTACCAAAGACATTGCGCATGAAACCACCATCGTTCGCCGTTCATACCGTGTGAATAACAGGATGTTCTTCATCCATGATAGAGATCCCGAACAAAACAATTATTACTACCTCAGGTATCAACACTCTGATAATGTCGATATCAAAAAAATGAACTTGGATTTTCAAAAAATATGCGGTTATTTGCGGAAAATCAAGATGCTTGGGAGATAGGTTCGTACTTTTTGAACGGATCACTCCATTTACACACGAAAGGAACACTCACAGCTACTGTTAGATCTTTGAATACATTCCTTAGTTTTTTGCTGACGGCAAGTGATCCTATATGGGCTACACCGGCTTTGCTTTGTATGACTTGAGATTCGTAAACGTCGTACACATCCGGAAGCTCGGTCTTCCGCAACCACATCACCTTCTCCCCTTCGTTGCATGATGTGGACGGAACCAGAGGTGGCGGCGTCATCATGGGTTTCCGCGACGGCGACGGCGACAACGATGGCGTGTCGGGTTCTGTCGGAAGCGTTTCCCTAAACTCAGGATTGTCTTTCACCTTTCGTACTACTTCTTTGATCACACTCTCATCAAAGTTGTAAAGTTTTGGCTTATACTGCATAAAGAAAGGCCAGTAGTAAATGCCGCGATTTGTGTAAGGAAGTTGATCCGCCAGTTCTAACAGGAACTCCAATCCTTCGTTTGATGCGTAACAATATTGTTTTACTTGGAAAGAGCAAACGTCAAAGAACGGATCGGGAACATACTCGTCCAACATTTCATATGCAAATACCAACCTCTTGGGAAGCGGTATTTTGCTGAGGTACTGGTTTTTGTATGCAATGACATCATTTATCAAGAACAACCAATGGCCATTGGTATCTTTGACCATCTCCCCTTCTATGAGCGTACCATCAAACACCTCCTCAGCAAATCGACCTTTCCCAAGGATAATCCGTGGCTTTTGGTAACCAGGTTGCACTTTTTTGTCGATGAAATAGATGACCGGGACATCCTCATACTTTGTAAAATACATATAGTAAGGATTCCCGTTGCTCCGTAGGCAGCACAAGTGAGGTGCCCTATATATATGCTTGACCGTCTCTTCGGTCAGGCTATGCCAGTGTTTTTGTAAGATCTTGATATTATACATACATTCCAAATGACCAAGGATAACATCCTTTGTATCGGATGACTTGATGTTAAAAGCAACACGGTCGCAAAAAGAAATGATTCCTGTGTGCATTTTGCTATTTGAGTCTGTGGGCTCAGCGAGTGACCTTTCATTTTTTAACACACCATCCTCTTAAGCCAGCTTCATGTTTTGCGGACGAACCGCCATGCACAGAGGAACGTTGGCGATAGGAAGATCAGTCGAAGGAGGTTTAGAGTAAGGGCATTCTCCCATTATTTTCCGGGGGTAGTCCTCTGGGACGACATCCTTGGCCGGTACATAGTACCCGTCCAACATCATCTTACTTTGCCTCTGCTCTTCTGTGGCACGTTGGCGTGCAACCTCTTGGGGTGACAAAACCACGGGGACTTGGTAAGACGATGCGGTGGATGACACTGGTGTTTGAAATAGACTCGGGATTATGACAAATAAGAAGAAGAATACTGTAACCACGATGAGAAATGCCCAAAAAACGTTCATTGATATCTAAACAAATGTTACAAATGTTTCTTGATTGTTTGTTCTATTTTTTGCACATGTGTACCCACTACAGTATCAACAAGTTGGCCGTCTTTGCAATACAAAATGGTTGGAAGAACAGAAATACTGAGATTTTGTGATCCAAACTTGAGGTTTTCTAAAGGCACATTATCCACATTGACCTTGAACACATTAGCTTGTGGGAAACTCTGCGCTAGCTTCGGAAGGATATTGCCCAACACTTTGCACGGACCGCACCATTCAGCAAAACAATCAAGGACAGTCAACTTTGGCGAGGAAATAGCGGCGACAACTTCTTCCAGAGTTGTGAGCTCTTTTACCATAGTACAATTGTATGATAATTAAATATCATCATCCTCATCGCGGACGAACGTGTACTTCTTTTCCGGCTGCTTTATTTCCGCGTCTTCACACTCATCAGGTGAACCATTGATAGAATAACCATTTTTCTTATAGAATTGGATGCGCCTGAAACCTTGGTTTCTAAAAATAGAGAACTCATCCCATATGTCAATGACGAGTGGTACGTACTTTCTCTCGTGAGGTTTTTGGCGCTGAATTCTACCTACCGGCTGCTCTATGGATGATACAGGGGACGCTAACACGAGGGTATTCAGAGAGGGGACATCAAACCCTTCGGCCGCAATGTGATATGTGGCCAAGATAAAGTCTTTGGATTCACTCTTTTTCAAATCCTCTTGTGACATACCTCCTACGTAATATCCACTTGTGCCGAGGTTATGAGTCTTTATCAAGTATTTCAATGTCTCCAAATGTTTGCGCCTCTCGCTCAAGATGATGACTTGTCGTCCAGGGTCCTGCTCCTTCACTTCTTTTAAAGTGTCGATGATAAGCTGGTTCCGCGGTTCGAAGCTGCATATTGCATTGATCATTTGAGCTACGTTCAGCTTTCCATTATACATATGAAGCTCTCTTCCATAGGCTGGGTTAGGGTCGTAGAACTTTTTCAGCATTACTTGAAGCTGATTATCACCCCGTTTCCTGATCTCATACACCGGCTTGCCAATGAACCATTCAAACACTTTGCGCAACCCGTCCTTTCTATCGGGTGTCGCCGATAATCCCAAAGTGCGCTTGCACACGATACGCGCAAGGGCTCGACTGAACACCTCTGCGCTCGTATGATGTACTTCATCTATAATGACCAAGCCGAATGTCTTAAAAATGCAAGGGTCATAGTTTCGCATGGCCAGACTTTGAAGACTGGCAATGACGATGTCCTTGTTCTCAACATCCACCTTGCTTTGTTTGATAAGACCAACCTTCGCCGTTGGAATGTATTGTTCGATTCGTTCCCTCCATTGATCCATCAGGAAGCCTTTGTGACAAATAATCAAAGTCTTTTTTCGAAACACGGTGGATATATACAAGGCACACACGGTCTTTCCAAAGCCGCACGGTAACACCAGTAGTCCTCCGCCGCGAATTGGGTCATTAGCTGCATCGACAAACTTGTCAATTGGCTCTTTCTGTTCGGGGCGCGGGGAGCCATTGAACACCAAGTTCGGAGCATCATCACCATCATGCAATGTATTTACGCTCGGACATCCAAACGTATGCAATCCAAACGCTTTCGGGATGTACAAGCAGCGATTGCTTTCCATAAACACAGGGAATTCATTGGCTTCACCATTGATTACACGGGGTTTCACTGTGAGCTTTTTCCGAAGATGCTCTACGAGTTCTTCGTTTCCGTCTTTCTCAATGGCATAGCCTCTTGCACACACCCATTTACGGGTTGGTTCCTGGAATGTTCGTGACGGCATTCTGGTTCTTATACCAAATTTTGTATAATCTTTAAGTAAGAGTGTGTGAAATATGTTGTTTCGACTTGTGGCACTGCTGTGCCTTCTTGTGCTTGCCTTGCTTCCAACCGAAGGCCTCTACGTATTCATGAAATCAGAAGTTCAACTCCTTGTAGCTACATTTTCAGTCGCTATACTGGTGTTATATGATGTTTATGCTGGTCTTATCCTCTGCTTGGGTCTGGTTGTTTTGTATTACCGCCTTTACGGACATCATACCGTATATCTCGACAATGCCGAGTTACGTGACAAGGGTCCGATGGCAAATCTGGTAACCAAATTTCTCACTCCGGAACATCTCAAGAGTGCACAAAACAATGTTGTAAACGAAGCTGATTACGACAGTGAGATCGTCGGTATTGACGGAATGTACGGAAAGTCCGTATACGGCGCCCAAGGAATGGACATTACTATGCCCGGTTTGGAACGCCCCCATACTCTTACGGGAGAGGTTGTGGATGGGACCGTCGGCTATTCATGACCGATATAATCTTGTACTTGAGATGGAACATAGGTTGACGAGCTTTGACGCATCCGTTGCACTGCTCGGATAGTGAAAACCAAGCAGACGATAAGACACACGAATGCAAAGAAGACTGCGCTAGCCATGAAAGTTCGGAACATGATGGGGCTCAGTTTAGAAGACACAATAGATACGAAGATGATCATCTCGACCGCGAATATAACGGCAAATGCTGCAAAAATGGCGATAAACAGGCTCCGCTCCTTCTCATAGCTCCAGATAAATAACCACGTTAAAAGCATGGCAAAAACCATAAGACCTACGCTAATGAATATGTTTGTGATGATGAGAGTGCTTTCCGAGTCGGATACAAACCCCTCGATGTCCTTTTTTTTCAACAGTGGTTCAAAGTCACTTGGCATTATCCTCTTACTATAATATATCCTCTAAAAACATTTCTGTTGCATCTTTAATGAATCAGACGACTATCATCAGCATATTGCTTATTTTGTGTATATTTTTGACCCTCCTTGTTTTCACTATGTGTTGGTTGTATTTCACACAGGCTCAAGGTAAGAAGGAGAAACAAGTCATATTGATATCGCAAAACAAGCAAGATACACCACCAAGCAATTCGTCGCTCCCAAGCTTTCCTGAACAAGCGCCAAAGTATCCTCTTCGGAATGTGGACACAAACTTTCAACAAATTGGTACGCTGACAAATAACGACGCAGATGATCCCATCATCCTGCCTCTCTTTGGTCGCCCCCTTCCATCACGTAAAGATAGGTGGGAGTACTACACCGCAACGGACAAATTTCATATGCTAAAAATACCCATTCTCTTCGAACAAAAGGATTGCTTGGAAGAAGTCGGATGTCAAGAGATATATAACAAAGATAAAGTATATGTACCATCTTACCAAAAAGAATTTGAAGTGCAACTATACAAGTACCGAAACTTCTCCTACAGTCCAAATTGAAGAGCCAATACATATACCACTACCACGACAAGGGCACCCCTTATCAGGAGGTCGAACGGTTGAAGGAATTCGAGCTTGGGGAATGTTGTATACAACTTTTCCAGAGTCTTGGGGTAAAACGCAACAATAGCCACGAGGCCTACAATCAGAGCATGGTGCAACATCTCCTGATTGATCCATGTCTTTTCAACCTTCTTCACTTGAATGGACGGCGCTGGCATCATCATGGTGTGAGGTGCGGGTGCCATCATTGGCGGTGGAGCAGTGTGCGCCTTGGTGGCGGTTTGCACTTCTTGTTCTAGCTCTTGGAGGACGTTAAGTACTTCGGGATCATCTGGTGGTGCCGTCGTACTTCCTTTGGGCAGTTGCGCGATGGGTGTACTCATAGACGACATATTTACACAAATAAGACAAAGAAAAATTAGGAAGGCTTACGCGTCGTCTTTGACGCATTTCACAACAGAAGGCGTATATTTATAGCAATCGTCACCTACCTTATAGTAATGTTCCGCGATTTCTTTCATGGGCGGCGCTTGGATCACGATGCATTTCCTGTCTTTGCAAACGCGCTGGAACATTATTGCCAAAGCCACACCGAATATGGCCGATACGGCGATGGAACCGATATGTGTATAAAACAACCTATCAACTATTCGCTCAAGTTTTACTCCTTGTTTGAAGAACATTACCTATAAAATAACGCTATATTTAGCAGAATGGCTCCGCAATAGGTTGCTCCTTTATCTTTGATGGGTCGGTAGGGCATGTGTGTTTTGTTGCTTTAAACACGAAGCATGTATCGGCACTATCCTTGTACACTGTCTTTTCGGCGTTAAATGGGGTGGGAAACTTAACGACAATCTTGGGCGGTGGTGTCTTCATATACACATAAAGCATACCAATTGAAAATCCAATTATAAAGGCAAATATGTTAAAATGGAAAGACTTTTGCATCTATTGTATTTGGATATTTTTGGTGTAAATGCGCTCTTGCTCCACGCCGTCCATAAGTTGCTCCGGAAGTGGGTGACGGATGTAGTTATGAAGAGCAAATGTTTTCTGTCCCGGTACGGCATGCTTCCATTCGTTCCATAAACGGCTCTTTTCGGCACAATAGTCATCATACAGAACGTGCCTCTCGTTTCGCGGTCCGTCTATTTTTAGAATGAAGTTGTCGTGGAGCAGCGATTGACTGTATTGTTGCTCTTCCATAAAACTCCTCCACTCGTGGAACGCACCTTCCACAATTTCCCGCGAGACTTTCGCGTCATTCGCAATATTGTCCATTAGTTTCTTAGAAAATGCTTGTATCATACTTAATAAAAGTGTAAAAAATAAAATTATTACCCGCGCATAGTCGGCCACGGTGAGGTATCCTCAAACAAACTCTTGAAATGCCGAGATACGGATTGCTCACTTGATAGTTGTTCTTCATATAATGATTGGGGAATGTACTTTATTTCCACCTTTGGCTCGGGGCATGTTGTTTTTTGGTCATAGTACCCTTGCACCAGGAGAAACATACCCACAAACAAAATGAATATTGCTATTGCATTCATTCTCTATTATTGTGAGGATTCTTTTTGTGTCGTCCATGGATCCTGCTTTGTGATCTCTTCCACGACTTGGGTGGAGTTCATATTCATACGTGATTGCTTACGCTCCTCGTAGAGCTTGTCTTTGATTTCCATATTATCCTTGAACTGCTTCATGAAGGTATTCAGTTGCGTCTCCGCATATGTTTGGTCAGCAATATCATCGGGATTAGGAGACCATGGACACCAGCATCCGACTTGGCCAATGAAGATATCGAACTTGTCACCTGTCCTCTTGAGGAAGTCGGCGCGCGACTTTGCTTCTTGCACTGTCTCAAATACGCCACGAACCTTGATCCCCCTAACTGATGTCCTAAATTCGTTCTTTTCATGAAACTCCTTCTCGAGCCTTTCTGAATTCGCTTGCTTGAAGAAACGGTAATGATCTTGGATATCATTAACATCAAATAGGTAAGGATAAGCTTCCTTAATGTTCTTCAACGTTTGACTAAGTTCCGGAGTCTTCTCCGCCACTTCGGCGGCGATCTTATTGAGATCCGCAACAAAGTTAGTGACATACTCTTGAAAAAAGTACACTTCCTTATTTTTCAACAAGTCTTCGGGAGAAAGAAACGATACGCACACGTAATTCTGTCCGCGGATCGCAGGATCCTCGTCGAGGTAATCATGCTCCTTTGTGGGAATGAGGTTGTCGGCCATTTTTGCGGATGCTAATCTAAGAAAATGAGCACGTTTAAACCTTAAATACTTTTTACGTCAACGACATCAGATGATAACAATTGCGAAACGGAACATAGCAGTGTGGGTACTTAGTATTCCAGGAAGTCCCCGCCGACAGTCTATGGCCTCCATGATGGCAACCATGAACATTCCGTTTGAGTTCGTAGATGGCGTCGTCATAAAAGATGTAGATGAACTCCGATACCATGCAGGCAAGTTGGGGTGCGAGCTTCCCACTACGTCAACACTTCCACTTGGTGACCTCGGTTGTATGTTCGCCTATTTCTATCTTTGTAAGAAGATTGTAGACGAGGCTGTTCCGTGGGTGTTCGTCATGGAAGATGACGTGGTGTTCAATCCCTCATTCAAGTCCCAAATTCGTACGATGCCGCTCGATGACTTCATTTGCAGCGATTGGACATTCGTGCATCCTAATCATGGTTACAGCACATTAGGACAGGTGATCACATATGTAGGAGCCAAGAAAGTCCTCAACCAAGCATGTGACATCATGAGCACCGGATTGGCTATTGATATGGTATTGTTTAGCGACCTCCTCAAAAACTTCCATTATGCGATCTGTTACGGAACCAACTACTGGCTTGTTGATCAAGGGACACCTTACAACGATCCCCATTTCTCTGAAAGGATGCAATTCAATATGAACCAATAAGATTTTTTCTTCATTTTAAGTATAGAAAGATTGTTGTAATGGAATACACTTTTGACACCCAAGAGATGTTCACTCGCCTTGTCAAGTATCTAATGGAAGGTCTGGTCGTTGGTATCGTTGCCGCCGTTCTTCCCTCCAAGAGCCTCGCCCCTCAAGAGATTATCCTCCTTGCTTTGACCGCGGCTTCTATATTTGCTATCCTAGACCTTGTGTCTCCAGCTATTGGTGCTGGTGCAAGGCAAGGTGCTGGTCTGGCAACCGGCTTCAAGCTGATGGGCTTCCCTTAGCGTGCTACCCATTTGCGCTCATGGATTTCGTCCGCCCAATACTCGTCACCGATACATGTCATGCATTTGTGTTTAAACACACTGCGACCTTTGTTATCTTGTAGAGAATATGAGAATGTGTCATTCCCTGACCATGAAAGTATCATCATTTTTCCGTTATTGGTATCTATGATGCCTTTATTTATAGATTCAGGTGATGTAGCTGGAAGATCCCTATCCTTGTATAATGGATTCAAGGCACAAAATGCCTCATACACCAATGCCGGACCCGTAAATGCAAACTTGTCAAAATATGCACCTTCTTTGTACTTGTGGACATTGCGGATGACCATGGCTATACATTCTTTCATAAGCAGGTTACCGGGCTCTTTACAGTAAATGAATGCCTGGTAAAAAGCACGAAAGTTGGTGGGATCATCACGAGCCAAGATGATATCAATGTCTTTATATTGGGACAACCATTTTCTGAGTTTTACCAAACAGAATGTGTCCAAGTCGGCGTAGATCCCGCCCTCTTTGTAAATCCAACAATACCTGAAGAAGTCCGCTTTAAAAGCACCAATAGTGATTGAATTATACACATTAGCATGCTCTTGGCCGAATTTGTACAACAAATACTTATAGCAGTCACCATTGTTCATGTATATATACTCGACCCCTGGTTGAAAAGACCAAGACTGCATGGCGCCGATGAAGCCCCGTGGTACTTCATTAATAGGGTACTTATGTGTTTGAATGACCTTGATATTACTCGGTGTACATTGAGTAGCTGCAAAAACCAGTATTCCAAATGCCAATACTATCCCCATTGCAAAAATGTAGTAAAACGTACGCATAATAGCTACTTTTACTGGATCAATTTTATCTATAAAGACGGAAAGAATGGCCACCCCAAGTCCCGGCATATTTTGCTGAATATCATATCTTGAACATGGAGCTTTTCCCGGGACTTGAGAGATTGACAACAATGCAAATACTCATCCAACCCTAGGATTTGGAAGAACTTGCCAAGAACATAGCTGTAAGAAAGAAAGTTCTTTCTCGTCGGTGGACAATACTTCAGAAACGGTCCTTGTATTTCCTTGAACATGTTACATAACTTCTCCTCCAACTCCGGTGGAAAATGGGGTGTGGGAGAGCCGTTGATGCGATTAATGATATAAATGATGTGTTCGTAGTATTTGTTGACCTTCAGCTTTTTCAAGATCTCCCTCATTTTGCCATAAGTTATCTTCTTTGTATCGGTGATTTTCTCTTTCCGGATCTCCGCCAGTATCTTCTCGAATATTTCTGTTGGTATATCGGTACTTTCTTTGCCTTGAATCTGAGCACACCATTCTTTGAAGTGGTTTATTCGTTTGTAGCTGAAATGCGATGCCTCTTTGCTTGGTTGTCGTAGAATTGGTCTGTTTTGTTCGACCAACAATAGTTCTTGATAACCACATTGAGAACAAACCATAATGCCATCTTGTTGAAGGCATATAAGGGGAACCTGGCATTCTTCACATACACCAAGGTTTTCGTGATTTTTCTTGCGAACATAATTTGAATCTACTGCTGCAAGGTATTCATCAACCAATGAAAGCTTGTCTATGCCTTGTGTGGTTACCGGTGGAGGCATCGACGGACTTGTACTTGGACTACAAGCATCCTCGTCGTCCATTGGTTGTGTTGGTGTGATTTGTAAAGCCTCTAAGATACTCCGGGAAGCAACCGGAAGAAGCTTTTTCCGGCCTTTCGTCGCTCGGACAGGTGCTAAGGAAATCGTATGTGTAGAAGTGTTTCTTTCTTGGTTTTCTAAAAGGTCGTAGTATTCGAAAAGTACTTTAGCTGTATCTTCGTAGTATTCTATCTCATCCCGTCCCTCTGAAAGATATTGTATATTTCGGTCTAAGGAACGAATTCGTTCTTTCAACTGTATATTGCTTGTCCATATAGCATCATATTCTAGTGTATCTATCAGATCATTTGTTTTCATATTGCTTATCATGTTATCATAAAAGTGGATTTGGTTGTGTATTTCACATCTTTCTTTAATCATGTCATGTAAATGTAGTCTTTTTTCGGATAGTGTGTTAATCATGTTTTGATGTTTGGCATCCAAAGTAGAAGTGTCCTTGGCATTGTGGGGGGTGACTATTCGTTTTTTTGAGCTTTTTTCCTTGAACATCTATTCAAAAAACCTCGTCAATATTTCTTAAATCCGATGTAATTTTTTTTCTCCACATAAAGTATCCAGATCTAGAAATGGGCGGAGGACTTCTACAACTCGTTGCTTACGGTGCACAAGACGTTTACCTTACCGGTAACCCCCAAATTACCTTCTTCAAGGTCGTTTACAGGCGCCACACCAACTTCTCCATTGAGAGCATCCAACAAACTTTCAATGGTACGGCTGACTTCGGCAAGCGTGTTACTTGCCAAATCAGCCGTAACGGTGATCTGATCAACCGTGTCTACCTGCAGACCGTTCTGCCTGAACTTGCGGAGGATGAATATGTTGAGTATGTCGGCCTAAAGCTGGTGAAGACCGTTGAGATTGAGATCGGTGGTCAACGCATTGACAAGCACTACTCCGAGTGGATGTACATCTGGAACGAGCTATCTCTGCCCAAGGGTAAGAAGGACGGCTATGACCTTATGGTCGGTGGTGATGTCACTGAGGGCAATTCTAACACCCTGTATATTCCTCTGGAGTTCTGGTTCTGCAGGAACGTCGGTCTTGCTCTGCCTCTAATTGCTCTGCAATACCATGAGGTCAAGATCAACATTGAGTTCGAGAGCAAGAGTCTCGTTGTCAAGGGCGAGGGCACCCCCTCCTCTTTGGGTGACACTCAGCTGTGGGTTGACTACATCTTCCTTGATACTGATGAGCGCCGCCGCTTCGCTCAACTGTCTCATGAGTACTTGATTGAGCAACTGCAATTCACCGGTGATGAGACTCTGACTGCCGGCTCTACCAACCGCATCAAGCTGAACATGAACCACCCCGTCAAGGAGCTTGTCTGGGTTGGCATCCGCTCTACCGTTGCCAGCAACGCTTGGACTAACTTCGTTGATGACGATGATGCTTCTGCAGGCAAGAACATGACCAATAAGGCTAAGCTGCAGCTGAACGGCCATGACCGCTTTGCTGAGCGTGACGGTGCCTACTTCAACCTGGTGCAACCATTCCAATACCACGAGAACGTTCCT